AGTTGCGACGTATTTGTTAATGGAGCAACAAAAGAAAACGGATGTTTACGAGTAGTTCCACGCTCTCATACTAGAGGAATATTTAAACATGATAAATCTTCTCATGGAGTGTTTAATTGGATAAATCTAAATCCAAAAGTAGACATTGTAGACGTAGAATTAAACGAACCTTTTGCAGTATTTTTTCATCCTAACTTAATTCATGGATGTTATAAGAATACTAGTAGAGATTTCAGGTATAGTGTTGCCTGGGAATATATGAAATGGCCATATCTTCCACCAACGCACAATGACCACATTTCAAATGATTTAATACATATAGGAGACTAGATGAGCACACCAGAAAAAGACGGAAGATTACTATGGCTAGACGAGGGACAAGTACATGCAGGAAAATTCTTAGCACAAGTACTACATACCGAAAAACGAAGAGATTTAACACCGTCAGAAGAAAAACTGAAACAACTATCAGCTTCCTATTGCTACTTATATGAAAAAGCAAAAGACTTTGGAATACTAGAAGAAGAGGAAAGTTACTTTTTATTTGAAAACGAGAAAATACATTGATACAAATTAGCAGAACAGACATACTATCAGACGGTTTAATGAAGTTTGATGATAGAAGATTTATAAAATTACCTATTGATGGGTATATGAATTTACTCGGAATTACACCAAACACTTCACAGCATGGAATCATCAATGCAATCAACAATCCTAAATATCGTTTTATTACTGCCGCAGTTTCACGTAGGCAAGGTAAAACTTATATTGCAAATATAATAGGTCAATTAATTACTTTAGTGCCTGGCTCTAATGTTTTATTAATGTCACCTAACTACTCGCTTTCTCAGATATCTTTTGAATTACAAAGAGGACTGATTAAGCATTTTGACTTGGAGGTCACAAGAGACAATGCAAAAGATAAAGTTATTGAACTTTCTAACGGTTCTACAATACGTATGGGTTCCGTTAACCAAGTTGACTCGGTTGTGGGTAGATCATACGATCTCATCATATTCGACGAGGCCGCTCTCGTTGACGGGAGGGATGCTTTCAATGTTGCGCTCAGGCCCACACTAGATAAAGAGAACTCAAAAGCACTCTTTATATCTACTCCAAGGGGTAGGAATAATTGGTTTTCAGAATTTTGGCAAAGAGGATTCTCAGACCAGTTTCCAGAGTGGTGTTCTATCAAAGCAACCTACCACGAAAATCCACGTATTTCAGAACAAGATATCGTAGAAGCAAAGAAAACTATGTCTGAGTCTGAATTTAACCAAGAATACATGGCAGACTTTAATGTGTTTGAAGGTCAAGTATGGGCATTTAGTCACGAAGAATGCGTAGCTGATTTATCAGAACTAGACCTTAGTAAGATGGATGTATTTGCAGGGATGGACGTAGGGTATAGAGACCCTACTGCTTTTTGTGTAATAGCATACGACTGGGACTCACAAAAGTACTACTTATTAGACGAGTACTTAGACGCAGAAAAAACAACAGAACAACATGCACTTCAAATACAGAAACTTATAAACAAATGGGATATAGATTATATCTATATTGACTCTGCAGCTCAACAAACAAGATTTGACTTTGCACAAAATTACGATATTACTACTATTAACGCAAAGAAATCTGTATTAGACGGTATAGGTCATGTGGCAGGTATAGTAGATAATGATAATCTAATGGTACATCAAGCATGTAAAGAAAGCCTAGCTTCTTTAGACCAGTACCAATGGGATCCTAACCCTAATCTTTTAAGGGAAAAACCCAAACACAATATGGCATCTCACATGGCAGACGCCCTTCGCTACGCATTATACTCGTTTGAGACAAGCGTCACTAGCTTTTAATTACCCCTTCAAAAAATAGTTCTTGACTTTAGCTTGAAAGTTTGATAAAATTCTATTATACAAGTAAAGTTATGGATTTAAAAAGAGATTTAGTAAAATATGTTCGTGACAAGGCCAAGTCTAAATATAAAAAAGACACGGAATGTTACATTTGCAGAGAACAACAAAATCTAGACTTCCATCATTTTTATGGGTTAACCGAACTACTAGAAACTTGGTTACATAAAAACAAGATAACTATAACTCAAGAACAAGAAATATTAGAACTTCGTGAACAATTTATAAAAGAAAACGAAGATAAAGTTTATACACATGCTGTTACATTATGTCATAATCATCATTTAAGATTACATGCCATATACGGAAAACGCCCAAAGCTAGTAACAGCGACAAAACAACAAAGATGGGTCGAGATACAGAGAGACAAATATGGCATGGTATGACAGATTTATAAACAGAAGCTCAGAGGTTAAAGAAAACCCTGCGCAATATGTTATATCTCGTGACCAAGGCACTACTGTTCAGTCTCAAGAAGTAATACATAGCTATAGAAATGCTTACGAACAATTAGAAATAGTCAACAGAGCAGTCAACATGATAGTGGATGACGCAGCTGAGATACCTTTCGACATTGGAGAAAAGATACAAGGAGCAAATCCTGTAGTTAAAAATATTAGAAGAAGTAGAGTAGACTTGTTATTAAACACAGAGCCTAATCCATTTCAAGATGTAAGCACATTTAAAAGAAATCTCTTAATAGACTTACTGATTGATGGAAATATCTTTGTGTACTTTGATGGCGCACATCTGTACCATCTTCCAGCGGAGCATGTAACTATACATACTGATGATAACACTTACATTGAAAAGTTTTCATATGATAATACTATAGACTACAAGCCTTCAGAAATTATACATATTAAAGAAAACTCCTTTAAATCTATTTATAGAGGAGTACCAAGATTAAAACCAGCACTTAGAACTATGCAGTTACTAGGTAGCATGAGAAGATTTCAGGATAACTTCTTCAAGAATGGAGCAGTGCCTGGATTAGTTTTAAAATCACCAAACACTCTTTCAGAGAAAATTAAAGAAAGAATGTTACAGGCATGGGTTGCTAGATACAATCCACAGTCAGGTGGCAGAAGACCATTGTTTTTAGACGGTGGATTAGAGGTGGAAAACTTAACAGAAATTAGTTTTAAAGACTTAGACTTTCAAGAAGGAATTGCTTCAAACGAAAAGATAATCTTAAAAGCTTTAGGTATTCCTCCAATTTTAATGGACAGTGGTAATAACGCAAATTTGCGACCTAACCACCGTTTGTTTTATTTAGAAACCATATTACCTATTACTAATAAAATAGCATATGCTTTCGAGAGATTTTTCGGTTTCAAACTTGATGAGAATGTATCAGATATACCTGCTCTTCAACCAGAATTGAGAGACCAAGCTGGCTATTACGCCACACTTGTGAATACAGGTATAATGACACCGAATGAAGCACGGGAGGCGTTACGACTTGAAACAATCGAAGGGTTTGATTCACCAAGAGTTCCTGCAAATATCGCAGGTTCAGCAGTCAACCCAGAAGAAGGCGGGAGGCCACAAGAAACTCCGCCAAGCGAGGAAGAATAATTATGACAAAAGATATGATGGTAAAGGCTTTTTCAGACTTTATGGCGTCAAAAGGCGTTGAAACAATGACATTAGCTGAATACAAATCATATGGTAACGATGTTCCAGTATTTGACTACGTTTTACGTAGAAAAATAGGTAGCTGGAATAGAATTTTATCGTATGTAGCAAAACGACATCCTGTTAATCTACCAAAGCCAGTTAAGGCAGCACCTAAAAAGGTAACACCTAAAAAAGTTGCTCCTAAAAAGACTGTGAAAGTGGAGAAAAAAGATGTCAAATAAAATTTATCAATGGACGAGTACTTTTAAATCTTTAGGCGAAACCGAAGATGGTGGAATAAACATCAAAGGTTCTGCAAGTACAAATGCACTAGATAGAGCTGGAGATATAATCGAAAGCGAAGCATGGATGAAAGGAGGATTGGAAAACTTTAAAGGCAATCCAATTATACTTTTTAACCATGATTATAACAAACCTATCGGTAGAGCAACGGATTTACAAGTCACAGATAAAGGTTTAGAGATAACTGCAAAGATATCAAAAGCCGCAGGTGACATTACTCATTTGGTGAAAGATGGTGTCCTCGGAGCATTTTCAGTTGGATTCAGATGTAAGGATTCTGAGTATATGACTGAAACCGATGGATATAAAATAAAAGACGCGGAACTTTTTGAAGTATCTGTAGTGTCAGTACCTTGCAACCAAGGGGCAACCTTTGGACTAGCAAAGTCTTTTGATTCTATGGAAGAGTATAGAAAGTACCAAAAACAAATATTACAGGCTAACTCAACTGCACCAGCAGATGCTGTTAAAATTGAGCAGCCAAGCGAGGAGAAATCCTCATCAACGGAGACTGATATGTCAGAAGAAAGAAAATCTCCTGAAACTTCAATCGATCTTGAAGCATTTGCAAAAAAAGTAGCAGAAGATACTGCGACTAAGATTGCAATGAAGCAAGCCGAACAGAAGGCAGCAGACGAAAAAGCACAAACAGAAGCGGCTGAAAAGCAAGCTGAAGTTGAAGCTGAAGAAAAAGCTGTTCAAGAAGCAAAGGAAATTGAAACAAAAACTATAGTGGAAGCTGGTTTGACAGGAGCTGAAAGGCTAATGAACGACCTAGAAACTAGAGTCAATGAAAAACAAGAAGACTTAAAATCAGTAGTCGATAGCCTAGAAAAGCAACTCGCTGAGAAATCAGAAGAAATCATGAATATTCGTGAATCTAAAAGAGTTTTTGCTAACAGACAAGGTAACGGCGACTGGAAGAAAGACTTTGAACAAGATGTTATGGATGCAAAATTTGCTGGTTTAGCTACTGGTAAAGGTTGGGACACAGACTATGCAAAAGGTGTGATGAAAGCAGTAAATGCACAAGCAGGTGTAGAAGTATCTTCAGCTAACTTTGAACAGTTAGTATCAACATCAATTGAAAGAGATATCCAAAATGAGCTAGTATTAGCCCCATTATTTAGAGAAATTCAAATGAATTCCGCTAATATGGTTATCCCAGTATTACCAGACGCTGGTTATGCTGAGTTTACATCAGCACAAACAGCTGGTGGAAGTAATCCAAAAGGAAACTTAGAAGCTAGAGGTGCCGCTTTAGGTGCTAATGATGGTGTTGACTTAACAGAAGTTACATTATCAACTAAAAAGCTTATTTCACAATCTTACTTAGGTAACGAGACTGAAGAAGATGCAATCATGCCTATCCTCCCTTTAATCAGAGAGTCAATGGTAAGAGCACATGCAAGAGGTATCGAGAACGCTATCTTAGCAGGTGACAATGCTGAAGGTGTATATGGTACATCAGCAGCTTCATTTGAAGGTTTGATTGAGCATGCAAGTAATGGTTCATTTAACACTGTAGACGTCGGTGGCGGCTCAGGTGGAATCTATGCAGCAGGCGATGCTTTAACTGCAGCAGACCTATTAGGTCTAAGAAAGAACATGGGCAAATATGGTGTTAATCCATCAGAAGTTGTTTATCTTGTTTCACAAGAAGGTTACTACAACCTACTTGAAGATGCAGAGTTCCAAGACGCTAACCTAGTTGGTGACATGGCTACTAAATTAAGTGGTGAAATCGGACAAGTATTTGGCTCAAGAGTCATTTTATGTGATGAATTTGCTACTAAAGCAGCGACAAAAACTGGTGCTATCGCAGTATACCCAAGAAACTATGTAATGCCTAGACTAAGAGGTGTAACAATAGAATCTGACTACGAAGTAGCGAACCAAAGAAGAGTATTAGTAGCTTCACAAAGACTAGGCTTTGCCGAGTTAATTGAAGGTGCACACACAGTACACGGATGGAAGTACGCAGCAGCTAGTTAATAGCTAATTATAGGTTTTCGGTGGGTTTCCTTAAAACCCACCCTTTTTAACTATGGCAGACTTAATAACAGTAAATGAATACAAAGACGCAGAAGGCCTTCGAGGGGAGAAGGATGACGATCGTTTAAATGTTATAGTACCTCAGGTATCTGATTTAGTTAAAAGGTATTGCGGAACAAGTTTCGTAGATTTTTATAGTACAGACAAAGTTGAAACTTTTACAATTGAAGATAACTTTACTAACACCATAATTGTGAGTGAGAGTCCTGTAGTTTCTATAACAAAAGTAGAAGAAAGACAAAACTATTCAGATAGTTATACAGAACTTACTACAGCTAAATATGAATACTATCTTGATGAAGAAGCCGATGCAATAATTAGAACTAATGCAGGCGGTAATCAGATACATTGGGCAAGAGGTGTAGGCGCTGTAAAGATTACATATAGAGCAGGGTATGCCTCAACACCAAGAGATTTACAGTTAGCTTTATTTGACTTAGTTAACTACTATATAAAAGATGAGCATAAAGAAAGAAGAACTTTGGGCGGAGCAGTCCAACAGAATCAAGGTACTGCAGGTCTAAGAAATAGCAGTGACTTTCCTGACCATATAAAAAGAGTACTTGATTTATATAAAGTTGTTATTTAATGGCTTTAAAAGATTTATTTCATGAAATTGAAACTGCACTAGGTACTTATAAAGATGAAAGCTATCAACGTTATGTAAGAGACCAGTCTAGTAGGTATGTAACTGAAATGTTTTATACTGAACAATGGACAAAAGGTGTTGTAGTTGAAAACTTTAAAAAGATGTTAAGAGCAGATGGAATTGGCATTACAGCAGTAGAGTTAAAGAGAATTGAACTACAAGCCTCACAAGCAACTAGAGGATATAATACTCCAGCAGTTTGGAAAGACGCATTAGAAAAACATGGATTTGTAGTTAGTCCAAATGATGTACTAATAACTACAAAAGGTAGTACTGTATGTTTAAACTTTAATAAAAGTTTTACAATGGGAGAGGGCAGAGAAGGCACTAGAGAAGACGGTAAAAAATTTGTAGACCCAGATAGGCATTACAAAGCTCAAAAGATGGTAATAGATGAGATAGCAAAACAAACAGCTATAGGATTAGAGAATGATAAGCTATTTGTTGCTGAAAATCAGAATCGTTTAGCTACATCTGGCGGTGACTCTTTTGGTACTATTGATAAAGATTCAGACAGTTTTAAAAAAAGAAGCAGAAGATCAACAAGACTACATACTGGAGACTTCAAAGCTGGTGGTAGAAATGATAGAACATATAAAAGAAACGATTCAACAGTAAAAATGGTACATTTCTTAGAAAAAATGAGAAATAAAGATTTTCAGAGTATGTTTGAGTATGGAGGTAGCAGAGGCGGAGTAAATTATGAGCCAACTGCAGTTAATACTATAGCCAAAATAGTAAACGAAGAGTTTAATGCAGCTTACTCTTTAGAAGGGTTCAGTGAAATTGATTTATTTAGCGATAACTTTGCAGAAAAAGATTTAAAAATAAAAATCGTATTCGGACTAGGATCAGATAATAAATTAGCTAACGCGGCTGATTCAGGAAAGTATGAAAAAAACGATCCGAGATTGGATGGATTTTTTGCTGCTCTAGAAGATAAATTACTAACAAAGTTTAGCAAGGATTTGGAAAAAACAGCTTCT